CACTCTAAGCTCAAGCAGTGCAAGTATAAACCAACCAACCACCATTGAAGGTGTTAAATCTGGCAACACGCTAAAACTAGAAAGCTACCTTGCTACAGCCGGGCAGCCTGTCTACAATGATTACCAAGAGCTAAGATTTAGTGGTAACAGCAATGGCTTGCTTAACGCTGGTATTCGGCAGTACGCTAATAACTGGCAAAACAGCGACACCGCGCTAGCGTTTTTGACAACCAAGCATGGCGGTAGCTATGCGGAGCGTATGCGGGTTGACGGGGACGGCTACGTTGGCATCAACACAGAAAGCCCTAACGCTTACCTAACGATTGCTGACTACAAAGATGGCGCGGGGAATAACACTCACGGTGTTGGGCTACGGTTTAAATCAACCTCAACCAGTGCAGGCAGCAATAGCGCCAACGGCGGCACAGGTATTGAATTTACAGGGTATGGCCACGATTACACTTATGGCTCAAGAGATATAGCAATACGCATTAACCCACGGTATGAGTATTGGGGTAATAACAACGCGATGAGCGCATATGGGCAATCATACCCATACCTTACGTTTGACTTCCTTAACTCTGATGGCGGCGGCAACTATGACCGTGGCGTGCTTACTGTGGCAGGTATTGGCCGCGTTGGCGTAAACACCGAGGCACCTACGCAAGCACTTGATGTAGATGGCACAGTGCGCATACAGGGTAACGAAAGCTACCAGAACACCAGCACAGGAATTTATGGCGGCGTTGTGTTGCGAACTCCTGCTTACGTAGAGTACCAATACTATTGGTCTGGGCTAGCAAGCCACCAAACTGACTTCTTTTGTGACAGCTACTTTATGTGTGAGGTTACGTTTACGCAGCACCAAACAAACGGCGGCAGCGACATCCACCGCCTTATTAAAGGTAAGTGGGCAAACAACCATACTACCCATACTTGGACAACTTACCACGATAGCGGCAGCACATGGGCAATGAGTACCAGCATTGGTGCAACCGACTCAAGCGGTAACACGGGTTCAAGCTCTAGTCCAAATGGCCGCTTGCGTATTACGGAAACTTACAGCAACGGTTCTTACTCAAGAACCACTATTACATTGCGTTGCTACTATGGCGAGCCAACCAACATTACGCACTCGTAGGATAATATGGATAACTTTGTACAAAACCTAATAGACCCGCGCACTGGTAAGCGCCTAATTGAAATAATACCAGATGCGTTTGCCATACAGGAGGAGGAGGAAGTGCCAGACGAATTGGCGCCGCCGCCCACCTTTGCTGGTATTGCTGTGGTTAGCCGTGAAGAACGGGATAAGCGCTACGCTGTATGCAAGGCGTGCCCGCAACTACGCAGCCTGTCTAAGCTGTGCAAAGTGTGTAATTGCGTGATGCCAGCCAAAACGTGGTTAAAGAACCAAGGTTGCCCCGAAAGCAAATGGTGAAAAAGCTTGATAAGTAGTGCCAATGGCGATACAAATACAATGCAAGATTAACTTTCCTAATGGGAGTAACTATGGAAAACCAACCGCAAACCGTTGATGCAGCAACCCACCAAGCACTTATTGCTGAGCTTGTAGAGCAGCGTGATAAGGCATTGGCCGAAGCTGCCAACAAAGGCGCAGAAAACCGTTTGCTGCGTGCCAAAATTCAGCAAGACGCTCAAGCGGCACAGACTGCCGAAGCTGAGCCAGAGGAAAAAAAGGCTAAGAAATGACCACTGCACTGGATAGCGTACTAGGGCCATTGGCCTTTCAGTTCATTAATAAGTTTGGCACCACAATACGCTACACAAGTAAAACGCTATCCCAGTACAACGCCACAACGGGCGAGGTAGAAAACGCGCTTAAAAACGCGGATATTAAAGCTGTAATTGAGGCAGCTACGCGCCGCTCCAGTGATACTGGGGCGGCTAACTTATCTAAGAGCATTACCGTAGCAGCGCAAAGCTTCCCAGTAGCGCCAACGGAAGGCGACGAGGTAACCATTAACAAGGTAAAATACATTGTGGCTGAGGTGGATAGTGCCTACAGCGGCGATAACATTGCTACCTACCAACTGGGGCTGCGTAAGTAATGGCACAGACATTTACCTTTGACGCCGACCTAAAGAAGTTTGCCAAGAAAGCTGGGCTTAACTTGGAAACGGTTGTGCGCAAGGTAAGCTTCGATATTTGGAACAGCGTTAGCGCGACAACGCCTGTAGATACTGGGCGTGCGCAGGGTAGCTGGAACATTACCGAAGAAGTGGTGAACTTAACCGTTAAGCCAGAAGGCCAATATGGCGCTGGCTCCCGCGGAACAGTGGGCCGCATTTCTGGTAAGAAGGACGTTTATATAACGAACAACGTGGAATACATAGTGTTCCTAGAAGAAGGCAGTAGCCAAAAAGCGCCACAGGGCATGACTAAAATTGCACTAGCAGAGGCGAAAGCTGAGCTTGATAGTGTCAACTTTACGTAAAGCTTGTCCAGAGTGCGTGCTTATGGCATAAGGAAACTAGCGCCAATGGCGTTTAACGGTGGGCAGCATTATGAGTTTTGCTGATGAAAGACAGGCAATAGAGGGTCGTGTAAGTACGAATTGGACTACAACGCCAGTTCAGTACGAAAACGTGCCGTTTACTGCGCCTACCGATAACATTTACGTATCTTTGGTTATTCTGCCGGCGGCAGCAAGCCAGATAGATATGGCAGATAGCCCAACGCATAGACACACGGGGGTTATCGTCATGCAAGTATTTGTACCAGTTGAAACGGGTACGAATGTGGCGCGCACTCATGCGGATGGGCTGGCAGCTATTTTCCGCAATGCGCAATTCGCGGCTGGTAGCAGCGGAACAATTCTATGTCGCAGTCCAGAAATTAACCGGGTCGGTGTGCAAAACGGGCTGTACCAACTGAACGTAAGCGTACCGTACCAGCGGGACGTGGTTTACACATAAGGAGCAGGCAATATGAGCGACAGCAACCTAGCGTCGATTGCCATCGCGGCAGAGGCCACGTTTGGCACGGCACCTACCACAGGATACAAGTTTATTCGCTACACAGGCGAAAGCATTGTCCACAACATCACAAACACCCAAAGTGCGGAAATTCGTAATGACCGTAACGTTAGCGATATGGTTCGCACGGATGCAAGCAACAGCGGTGATTTAAACTTTGAACTTACCTACGGCAACCTTGACGATTTGCTGGAAGGGGTAATGTGTTCTACTTGGGCCACCGATGTTCTTAAGAACGGCACTACTGCTAAAAGCTTTGCTATTGAAAAGCACTTTGGCGGCGTTTCGGGTGCAGGCGTAAAACCATACCACGTATTCACGGGTATGACACCAAGCGGCATGAGCCTTTCCCTGTCAGCCGGCGACATGGTTACGGGTAGCGTTAGCTTCTTAGGCAAGGGCTTGGAAACAGGTACCGCCAAAAAGCAAACGGCAGCGATTACGGCGGTAAACACTAACCCAGTGATGAACGCGGTAAACAACGTGGCTACGCTTACAGAGGGTGGCAGCGCGGTATCGGACAAGGTTATGAGCCTTGATCTATCTATCGAAAATAACTTGCGTGTACGCAATGCTATTGGTGAGCTTGGCGCATCAAGCATCGGCCTTGGCCAGTTTGTTGTAACGGGCAGCATGAGTGTCTACTTCGCTTCTGGCGCGGTATTCAACAAGTTCCTAAACGGCACTGATAGTAGCATTTCGTTTGAGTTGAACGATGGCACAAACAGCTACACGTTTACGCTTCCAAAGGTGGAATACACTGGCGGCAGCATCACCGCAGGCAGCACTAACAGTGATGTCATGGCAGAAATGCAATTCCAAGCAAAATATGACGCCACGGCAGCCAACCAGTGTACGCTTAAAATCGAGCGATAAGGGAGACAAGCGTGGATTTTAGTGAATTTAAAGTAAACAACACTGCCGCTGAAGGTGGCGTCTGGGTTGAGCATGACGAGGAAACCAAGTTCTTGGTTGCGCGGTTGGGCAACAAAAAGTTCCAAAACTTGTTCAACAAAATGATGGCGCCGCACCAGCGACAGTTCAGTGCAGGGAAACTTGCGCTAGACAAGCAGACAGAAATCATGTGCCGCTGTATGGCCAAGACTATTCTGCTTGGTTGGGAAGGGCTTTCCATGGATGGCAAAGCTTTGGAGTACAGCGAGGAAACGGCATACGAATTGCTCAGCATGCCGGGCGCTGATGAGTTCCGTGACTTAATCACTAGCTACGCACAGGACGCCGAAATCTTCCGCAACGAGCAGGTGGAAGAAAAGGTAAAAAACTAACAGAGTGGGTGCGTTGGACTTGGACTTGGGGAACAAAATACGACAAGCTGGTGGCGGCGGTCACAGATGCTTCCGAATTACCCTTTGTCCAGAATGCGCCCACCCTATCAGATACAGAAGCGTTTTACGCGCAAGCGTTCTTAGCGCTTAGCAATAGTAGGGATACGGGCTTTGGTGTAGGGCCAATTAAGTTTAGCGAGATTGCGGCTTACCTGTCCGTATTCGAAGTGCCAGATGTGGAAGCATTTATTGTGCTGATACAGGCGATGGACATGGAATATTTGGAGCTGCAGGTAGAAAAGCATGGCAACACTCGCAAGACTAAACATAGTAGTAAATAGTGCTGCCGCCCGCTCCGCACTAGGTTCCTTTAACCAAGCAGTCCAAGCCTCGGGTAATTTGGTTGGCCGAACAGCGCGCGGCATGTCTGGCGCGTTTAACGCGGTGCGCGGGGCTGTATTCAGCCTACAGGGCGCCATAGCAAGCCTTGGGGTGGCCTTAAGTGTACGCTCTATAGTTCAGACCACATTGGAAGCAGAACGCCTACGCACGGCGTTTGCAGCGCTTGACGGGGATGCCCAGCAAGCAGCGCGCACATTTAACGAGCTACGGGCACGCAGTAACGAGCTTGGGGTGGACTTTATGGCCACTGCGAACAGTTACAAAGTGTTTGGCTTAGCAGCACGGGCGGCGGGTGTAGACCTTAACGAAACAAACCGCATCTTTAACGCTTTCTTGACCGCTGGTGCGGCCATGAAAATGTCCAACGATGATTTGGAAGGCAGCTTGCGTGCGGTAGCGCAAATGTTCTCAAAAGGCACTGTACAGGCCGAAGAATTGCGCGGGCAGTTGGGTGAACGCTTGCCAGTGGCATTCAGTATGGCGGCGCAGTCTATGGGCGTTACAACCATGGAACTGGGCAAGATGCTGGAGAACGGCGAAGTGCTGGCGGTGGACTTGGTGCCTAAGTTGGCAACAGCGCTACAAGACCAGTTTGGGCAAGCAGCTATTGAAGCTAGCTACAGCGCGACAGCGCAGTTTAACCGCTTTGGCAATACTATTACCGATTTGAAAATCGCGCTTGGTGAAAGTGGTTTGGTTGGGGCATTGGCAGATGTGGCAACAGCCACGGTGGATTTTGTGCGAAGCGAGGCGTTTAGCGATTGGGTATATAACACGCTCATGGGCTTTGCCGATTTTGTGGATAGCGCGGCAGCGGTTTACAACAAGTTTGGGGATATTGGGAAGGGCATACGGTACGTCTATGACGAACTGAAAGCCATGTATAACAGGGTAAACGACTTTACGGGCGGCTACCTTATGGAAATGGGCCTTATTGGCTACATACTGCTAGGTAAGCGCAAAGGTGGCTTTATTGGCATTATGGTGGCGTTGCTGGCAGCGGCGGCCGACCAGATTACCATTTGGGCTACTGACACCATTGCTTCTGTTGTCACAGCGGCTAAGAACGCCATGGGCGGCATTATCGACCCTACGGGCGATACAGTGCGAAGCTACGCAGACCGTTCAAGGGAGGGCGGGCATGTAGGGCGCAACTTTAGAAACCGCTTTGCGAATGCTGGCGCATACCACGAACACATGATTGGCGAAGGGTATACGGCTGCAGACGATGGCACGTATTTTCGCAGAAGTAGCATGGTTCCGGGTGCTGTGTCTGTATATGACGCACTGGAAACGGCAGAAGGTTACTTGCAAGAAGAAAGCCGCAAAATTTCAGAGCGTGAGCAGGGTTTCTTGCGCGTTATGGATGATGCGTTTGATGCGCTTTACAGCACCATTGGATTAACGCCCGGCGCGAACATGGGCGATTTGCCCAGCATTACGCCACCGGGCCAAAACACAGAGCATAGCTACCCCGGCGACCGCATTCGTGGCGTTGTGGAATTGCTGCGCCAGAAAATGCAAGAAAGCTTAGCGGCCAATAGTGGCCCTAGCGGGTTTGGCACAACCACTGGCGAACTGCCCGAATTTAGTGGGCCGATAAGCAAGGAAGCACTGGCAGCACAGCGGGCGTTTGACAAGCTGGATAAAGGCATCATTAAAACTTGGGATGACTTGAAGTTCTTTACCGAAAACGGTGGCGATCTTACCAAGCGATTTAGCGATGGTATGAAGCAAGGTTTTGAACAGGCGCTTATAAGTGCAGTTGACCTAAAGCAAGCTGGCATTGACTTGGTGGCTAAGGGCTTCCAGTTCCTTGATAGTGCTATTGATGGGTTTATTAACGGTACTAAGGTTAGCTTTAAACAGTTTACCGCGGATATTCTGGCCTACTTAGCCAAGCTATATGTGCGGATGCTAATATTCAAAACGCTTAGCGGCACCGTCCTTGGCGACTTCCTTGGCATCCCAGCGGGGCAGGGCTTTGGCCAAGCAGCCGGTGGGGGCGCCATACAGGCGCGGCAACCCTACATCGTGGGTGAGCGTGGGCCAGAGGTGTTTTACCCACGCACAGGCGGCCATATGGTGCCCAATGGGGGCAGCGGGGGCGGTGGTGTCACCATCAACAATCACTACGACTTTAGCAACGCTGACGACAGCGCTGCAGCACGCCTACAGGCAACAGCCGAAACAATCAAAAACGAAACGTTCAACCAAGTGTTTGGGGCTATCGAACAGGGTGGCCGCTTCGCCAAAGCTACGGGGAGGCGCTAATGGCTACTACATTTCCGTCCAACATACTGCCATCGACAGTGCAGTTTGGGCTACGCAGCAACACCCAAGTCTTTCAGTCGCCATTCACTAGCAGCACGCAAACAGTGCGTATGCCCGGCGCCGCATGGTATGGCCGTGCGGTATTTGACGATATGGAGGCGGCTGAAGCGCGGGAGCTTATTTCTTTCCTAACAACCCTGCAGGGGATGGATGGCAGGTTTTACTTTGCCGATTTAAGCCATAGGGAACCCCGTGGTTCTATGGCTAGCTCAACCCTTACCCCGCGCATCCGTGGCGGCAGCCAAACGGGCAGCACGCTAGCTATAGATGGATTGCCAGCAAACCTAAGCGCGGCATTTGTTAAGGGCGATTACATCGCGTTTGATACATCGCAAGGGCGCGAGTTGCACATGGTAACGGCCACTGCAAACGCAAATTCCTCTGGGCAAAGCACCCTAAGCATCACGCCAAATATCCGCACCAGCCCAGCGGACAACGCTGTGGTGGCCTATCGCACGGTGGTTAATGGCGGCATAGATAACACGGACACAAGCTGCATTGTGCGGCTGGTAAGCGATGACAACAGTTGGTCAGTACGCAGCCCAGTTATCACCACCGT